CTGCTAACGTGCAGATGCTTTCACAGCAGATGGGTTCTCGTCTGCGTGATGCAGTGCGTGTTGAGAATGTTGTCGGCAAAAATGCTTTTTTTGACCAAGTGGGTGCAGCTACAGCGCAATTGCGTACTACACGCCACGCCGATACCCCGCAAATCGATACACCACACGCTCGTCGCCGTGTGTCTCTTGCGGATTATGAGTACGCTGACCTGATCGATGATCAAGACAAGGTTCGTATGCTGATTGACCCTACCAGTGCTTATGCAATGGCAGCGGCAGCAGCTATGGGTCGTGCAATGGATGATGTTATTATCTCTGCTGCAACAGGAACATCTTTCACAGGTGAAACTGGCTCAACATCAACAGCCTTGCCAGCCGGTCAGAAGATTGCTTCTGGTAGCGCAGACATGACTGTTGCAAAGTTGCGTGAAGCTAAGAAAATCCTTGATCTTTCTGACGTTGATCCATCAATCCCGCGTTACATTGCGGTAGGGCCAAACCAGATTGAGGCATTGCTTGGTGACACAAATGTAACCTCAAGCGACTTCAACACTGTGAAGGCACTTGTTCAAGGTGAAGTAAACCAGTTCATGGGCTTTAACTTCATCATGACAAATCGCCTTGCAATCTCAGGCAGCACTCGTTCATGCTTTGCATGGGCTGAAGATGGCCTAGCGATTGGTGTAGGCAAGGATGTTAATGCAAGAATTGATGAGCGTGCTGACAAAGGCTACGCAACTCAGGTCTACTACTGCATGAGCATCGGTGCTACACGCATGGAAGAAAACAAAGTCGTTCAAATCGATTGTGATGAATAGGAGATTGAAGAATGGCTACTGTATATTCCGTACAAAAGACTAACTGGAACCAAACAGTTCCAGCGGTCAACAACAAGACCAATGAAATGGGTGGTCGTGTTCGTATCGCTCATGGCGTTTATGAGGCATCTTCCCTCGCATCAGGTGACGTTATTGAGATGTTTAACATCCCAAATGGCGCACGCTTGATCGAAGGTTCGCTGGCTCACGATGCTCTTGGTGGCTCAACAACTTTGTCTGTAGGTTATGCCGCACACACTGACAGCAGCGGTTCAGCCGTTTCTGCTGGTGCAGCAGCATACAAAGCAGCAGCAGCTTCAACAGGCGCACAGAAGGTAGACATCCTTGCTACCCTTGCTCTTGGTTCTGGCACTGTTGTAGATGCAGACAAAGATGGCTTGCCAGTTTCCGTCACAATGGGCGGTGCTGCTGGTACAGGCACTATTGAAGTCACAATCAAGTGGGTTCTTGACTGATTTGGTTGGGGCGGCTTTTGTCGCCCCTTCCTTCCTATTAGGAGTGGGTCATGCCATCTGTTGTTGATATTTGTAACGAAGCTATGGACTTGCTGGGTGCAGCAACCATTACCTCACTAACTGAAAATTCAAAAGAAGCGCGACTTTGTAACCGCAAGTTTGATACTGTGCGGGATTCAGTATTACGCGCACATCCTTGGAATGTGGCTATCTCTAGGGCAGCATTGGCTGCTAACAGTACAGCCCCAGCATTTGGGTTTACCTACCAGTTTCCATTGCCCACTGATCCTTATTGCTTGCGGGTTTTGTCTTTCTGGAACTCAAACGTAAATAATGAACTTGCTGCTTATGACAGCAACATTATGTTTAAAATTGAAGGACGCAGTATTCTTAGCAATGAGAATGATTGCCGGATTGTTTACATATCCCGCGTCACAGATACAGAGCAGTTCGATCCTTTGCTTTCAACCACCATAGCGCACCGTCTTGCTGCTGACACAGCCTATGCAATCACCGGCAGCAACAGTGTTTCCCAGCAAATGTTTGCTCTTTATGAAAGCCGATTAAAGGAAGCAAAGGGTGTGGATTCTATGGAAGGCTACCCAGAGCAGCCAGTAGCGGATTACTTTATCGACATCAGGTATTAAAACATGGCGCGTGTATCCAGCATTATTACTAACTTCCGCGCTGGTGCTATATCGCCGCGTCTTGAAGGCCGTATTGATTTAGAAAAATACAGTCAAGCTGCCAAGACATTGCAGAATATGATTGTGTTCCCGCAAGGCGGTGTGACTAGACGGCCTGGAACATACTACGCCACCACATCAAAAGATGGCGGCAAGGTAAAGCTAATCGACTTTGAATTTAGTGATGAGCAAGCTTACATCCTTGAGTTTGGTGCTAATTACATCCGCATAATTAAAGATGGTGGATTAGTAACTGAGACAACCAAATCTATTACTGCTGTGACACAGGCAAACCCTGCCGTTGTAACCTCTGCATCACATGGATATTCAAATGGTGATAGAGTATTCGTGACCGGCATCGTGGGAATGACACAGCTAAACAACCGTGAGTTTACTGTAGCTGGCGCGACAACTAATACGTTTGAGTTATCTGGTATAGATAGTTCAGCTTACACAGCTTACACAAGCGGCGGCACTGTAGGCAAAATCGTTGAAGTAGCTACCAGTTATTCTGTAACTGAGGTTTTTGAAATCAACCATACACAATCTGCTGACATACTTTACCTTGTTCATAAAAACCATCCGCCAGCAAAGTTGGTGAGAACATCTGCTCATGCTGGATGGACGTTATCAGATATAGATATTATTGATGGCCCATATCTTGATGAAAATATAACCTCTACCACTTTGTATGCTTCCGCTGACACAGGAAGCGTTACTTTAACAGCATCAGCTAGTTTGTTTACAAGTTTAGATGTGGGTAGATTGGTTAGGTTCCGTGAAGTATTAGAAATACACCATGACGAATGGGCGGCATCTACAAGTTACGCAAACGGTGTAACTGTGCGTTATAATGGTCATGTCTATGAGCAAGTGACCGGCAGCACCCAAACATCAGGTCTTACACCGCCAGTTCATTTGGAAGGCGATGAAACCTATGGTGCTATAACTTGGCGATATAAGCATGATGGAACTGGTTATCTAAAAATAACAGCGTTTACTAACGCGACTACAGTAACAGCCTTAGTGAAGAACTCTACAGGCGTTTTGCCAGATCATGTGGTTGGATCAGGCAATGCCACAGACAAGTGGTCTTTAGGGGCGTTTGGCGGCGATCAGGGCTATCCTAGAGCCATTGGCTTCTATGAGGAGCGTTTATACCTAGCTGGCACTACAGGCCAGCCACAGACGATATTTGGCAGCGTATCGGCTGACTTTGAAAACCATGCACCTGGAACATTAGATGACAGCGCAGTTAACTTTACTATTGCGTCTGACAAAGTGAACGTGATTAAGCATATTCTTCCAGCGCGGTTCTTACAGTTGCTTACAACCAGTGCTGAATTTACATTGTCAGGCGGGTCTGGAACCACGCCAGTATCGCCAACAAATGTTAACGTGTTGCGTGAAACCACATTTGGCACATCAGATGTTCGGCCTCTACGCGCTGGAAACAGCACGATCCTTATTCAGAAAGGCCAAGAAAAAGTAAAGGAAATAACTTTTGACTTGGACACTGATGGATTGCTGGGCATTGATCTTAGCATTTTAGCTGATCATATCCCTCGCGGTGGTTTAACTGACATGGTTTGGCAGCAAGAGCCAGAACTTATTTTATGGTTCGTACATTCAGACGGACGTTTGATTGGCCTGACATATGACCGCGCTAACGGTGCTATTGGCTGGCATGAGCATCCTTTAGGCGGTGATGCTGTTGTAGAAAGTGTAGCCGCTATCCCAAGTGGGTCAGAAGACCAGATTTATTTGTCTGTTAAACGTACAATTGACGGCAGCACAGTGCGTCATATCTGCTACATGACACCTATATATTTCAATGATAATATACTGGATGCCTTTTTTGTAGACAGCGGCCTGACATATGACGGCAGCGCAACATCTACAATTAGCGGCTTGAACCATTTAGAGGGTGAAACAGTATCAATCCTAGCTGATGGCTCTACACACGCGGATAAGGTAGTCACTGGCGGCACTATAACTTTGGATAGAGATGCGTCTAAAGTACACGTTGGTTATAGCTACACATCATATATTGAAACACTGCGCTTAGAAGCCGGTGCTGATGATGGTGTTGCTCAAGGGAAAATCAAGCGTATTCACGGCGTAACGGCTAGGTTCTTGAACTCAGTAGGCGCAGAGATTGGCCCATCAGTTAACAGTCTGGATAGGGTTCCATTCCGCGACAGCAGCATGGCAATGAACCAAGCTGTTCCAATGTTTACTGGCGATAAGGAAGTGTCATTCCCATCAGGATATGACAACGATGCCAAAATTGTGATACAACAGACACAGCCACTTCCAATGACGGTACTGGCTATTATGAGAAGGTCAAATACTTTTGATGCTTAAAATTGTGCCATTTAAAAAGGAACATATTGAGCAAATTGAAACCCGCTATCATTTTCCAGATGCGGCAAAGGTAGCATTTACAAGTGATGATTCTATGGTGGCTTATACAGGTATGATGGGTGAAAAGATATTTGCTCTAGGTGGCGTGTATCAGTTATGGCAGGGCGTTGCTGAAGCGTTCTTTATTATGTCATCACACGCATACGACAAGCCTTTGACTGCGGCTAAATACTCACGCGCCATGCTAGATTACATACAAGAAGAAAACAATTACAATAGGTTGCAAGCCAGTGTTAGCTGCAACGATGAAGAAGCTGTAAGATTTATTGGTTGGCTAGGTTTTGAAAATGAGGGGCTAATGAGAAAGTTTGGGCTGGATGGCACTGACTACTATCGTTACGCAAGGGTGCAGTAATGAGTGCAGAACTAGCAGCAGCGGGAACCGTTGTCGGTGGAGTAATGAGTTTTAAAGGGCAGCAAGCCCAAGCCAAACAAGTTCAACAGATCGCTGAGTACAATGCTAAAGTGGCAGAAAACGAAAAGGTCGCTCTTGCTGAAGTAAAGGCAAGAGAGGAAGTTAGATTACGCGCACAATCAGAGCAGCTTGTCAGCAAACAAAGAACAATGACTGCTGCTTCTGGTGTGCAAATGACAGGAAGCCCAGCGTTGGCCTTGGCTGACACTTTCTTTGCAACAGAATCAGATGCCTTAAATATTCAGCAAGCTAGTAACAGAGAGCAAGCAGCAAAAACACAGGAAGCCGCAATGACGCGATTAGAGGGCAGGGCAAAAGCTTCTGGACTTAAATATCAGTCATACGCCAGCCTTATTAACAGCGGTTCTAAAGCCGCAACTTTGATGGGATAAGACATGCCAAAGATACCCCTATATAATCAAGGTTTAGGTTCTGCCATTGATGTTAAGCCAGTTCAAGGCGTTCGTGCCAATGAAGGGGCATTTACTGCCGCACAAAAGGGCTTCACTGCTCTAGGTGAGACTATCCAAGATGTTTCATTTAAATTTGGGATGATGGAGAAGCAGCAAGAGACTGAGCGTAAAACAAATGAGGAAGCAACGCGATTAAGAGATGCTGCCGATAACTTTAATATGTCCAATCAGGACACAGATACGGAAAGCTTTGTAAATAATTTTAAAAAATTCCAAACAGAGCAAATGGCTTCTGTAGAAAAAAACATAGCTAATTTAACTAGGACGCAAAAAGAAAGCGTCAGGAACAGTTTGAACAATATCTTTTCTTCAAAAATGGCGGCTGGAAAGCAGCAAGCTTGGGGAAAAGGGTTGTCCATGAAGAAGACTGCTGTTGACGCAGAACTGGAAAGTTTGGCGCGTGATGTTTCTATGATTTCTAAGAAAAGCCCTTTAAGGAACATTAGAATAAGCGAAGCAAATGAGAAAATCAGACAAAGCCAAGTTGGTGGTTATCCGTCTAAATTTAGTGAGGCAACATTTATGTCCACTATTGTCGGCAGTGACTATGCTAGTGAAATACAATTGGCAAAAACTCCGGCAGAAGTTAAGGCTATTCGTGATCGTGCATCACAAGACAAGGCTTTATCTTCTGGGCAGTTTGAAAAAATAGTTTCGGCTACAAATTCAAGAGAAGCCCAAACTGAAGTAGAGCAATTTGAAAATATTGTTGGGGTACTTGCTGAAGCTTCAGATGAGGTTAACAAGTCAGACTTAGACACAGCTAGACAAAAAATTATGAACAATGAGCCGTTTACTATTGGCGGCACAACATATGCAACAGATGAAATGGGTCTTAGTGGGCCAAACAGAATCAAGTTAGCTAATGTGGTTGATACATTAGGTAAAGACAAATTTGATACTGTTGCAAATAATGCAATTTCCACATTAAGAAATTCTTTGTCACAAAATGAACCAGACGTTGTTTTAAGTGATGTATCAAATATGTATTCGCCGGATATGATGAAAAAAAACGGTGTTACTGCGGATGATGTTGATGGGTTTGTAATAGAGACAGCGCAGCAAGATATTGATGAAGTTGTCAGGGCTGTCACTTCTGGTGAAATAAAAGATATTCCAGCAGCAATGGAAAAAATCAACAAAGTTGAAGCACTACTTAATACAGATAGTAGTGGCAGAGGGGCATTAGTTGGCAGGGTCGGAACCATCGGTGACGATGCAGACACTATATTGAAGGCTGCTGCAAAAGCTAAAAAAGACATAAATACAGCCGTAGGCACATCAGCTAGTTTATCTACAGGTACAGCATATATGAGGGCTGGTCAGTGGCCTACTATTGATCAAAGCGGCTTTAAACCAAAGCAAGTGCAAGCCATGATATCGCAGTCATTTATTGGCAAAGATAAAAAGTCTATTCCTGTATCTCAACAATTAGCCTTGCTTGAACGTAACGATGTAGAATTTAAAATGTTTTCACAGTCTCTTGGACAAGGACGGTCTGTTGGATTGGCTGGTGGATTTTTAACAACAGAAAACCAAGGTGCGCCAGAAGGCATTAAAGGTGATACCGCACAGCAATCAGAAGGATTTAAGATTGTTGAGAAGAATTTACGCTTATATAAAGTTATGCAAAGGTATCCATCTGTATTAACAAGGCATACAACAGAAGATGACAGGGCATTTTATGATGCAGTTGATGATCGGCTAGGCTATGAGAGCCTTGAAACCGCTATCAATAATGTTGCTCAAGCTAACAGATTAGAAATAGACGTTAAGCCTAAGTACAAACAGGTTTCTGAAAAAGTCGATAAAATTAGCGGTGATGCCGCAGACGCTTCATGGCTTACAAGTCTGTTTACGAACAAGCCAACTAAAGTTATGAATACTGCCTATGTTCAGAGTGAATTGCAAAAACGTACAGAGCAAAGAATACGCCTTGGTACTGATCCAAAAATTGCACTGGAATTGGCGGCAGAAGATATGAAGCGAACCCATGCTTTCATCCGTGGCACTTTTGTAAAGATGGGTGATCAAATGCCAAGCAACATACAACAGCTTTCTGACATGGCTGTAGATGATGCTTTGAGAGTGCATCCTTATCTTTCTGAAGAAGTAGAAAAAGATGAATTAAGCATCATTCAGTATGGAGACCCTAATTCTTGGGCATTAGTCGTTGGTGGAGCAAATCCGCTAGAAGATCGAGATGGGCGTGTAATAATTTACAACACAGACCAGCTAAACAATTTGTTTAATGCTGACTTTGACAAACAAAAGAACGAAAATATAAAAGAATTTAACAGAAAGAAAGAAAATAAAAAGCAAGCAATGTTGTCGTACTATGATTTTGCAACGCCGGAAGATAGTATGCTAATCCAATCAGGGCAAGGGATTTACGATGGCCCATCTCTGAGTGAGCATTTGTCTGAGTTAATTCCTGATGACTTTATGGAAGCGCAAATACCAGAGGATGACACAAGCAGTGTTCCAGCTATAGTACGGCAAAGCGGTATGTTTAGAATGCAATCTGGGGTCTCAAGAAGATTTGGCAGTGGTGGCAATAAATAATGGCGGTTATTTATAACAATCCAGGGAACATTCGGGCTGGTCAAGATTATGCTGGCGAATTAGATGACCAGTATAAAGCTTCTGACGGAAGTGGTTATGTTAAATTTGATAGCCCTGAGATGGGGTTAAGAGCGTTATTTATTGATTTGCGGTCAAAGATAAATGAATTTGACGGTGACATAGACAAAATCATTACTAAATACGCCCCACCATCCGATAAAAATCCTACTAATAAATACATTGAATTTGTTAAATCAAAGGTTGGCAAAAGCAAACTGTCAGAAAGTGACTTGCCAAAGCTTGTTTCTGCTGTTGTTCAATTTGAAAATAAGCCTGACGTTGCAAAAAAATACAACAATCCAAAGTTGTTAAAAGAGGCATTCCAATTATCTAAAACAAATATGCCAAAGCAGACAAGGCTTGCTGACGCAAAAAGAATTGTGGGACTTGATAAGACTAATCAAACAATTATTGAGCAAGCTGATGTTCAGCAAATCCCTGCTGAACCTGACGTAAGTACGCAGATAACAGACGAAGACCCAAAAATTATTGAGGAACCGCAGCAGGAAAAACTAACGCAGCAACAAGAAGCCCCAATAAACATTATTGAAGAGCCGCAACAAACAGTTGCCAAGCAAACAGATGACGCGCCGAAAATTATTGAAGAACCCACACAAACTGTATCTGTTCCAGATCAAGAAAGTTTGCCTATTATAGAAAATAGGGTAGAGCCTAAACAGGCTACAGCCCAAGAAGATGCGCTGTCTATTATAGAAGATAGAAACACAAGTGCTATAGCTAATTTGGAAAAGAACGATCCTATTAGTATCATTGGTGAAAGACAGACAGATTTCCAAAAGCCAAAAAAAACAAAGCCAGAACCTAATATGCCGGTTTCAGATGGGTTGCCTACGCCTATGCCTATGCAACCAGCTAGAACACCATTCCAAGCAATACCAAGAGAAGTTACACGCTCCGCTGAAATTGATGCGTTGTATAAGCCTGATGTTTCATTTGGAGAAGCTACTGAAGCTGCCTTCAAAGAAGACAATATGATGTCATGGGTTTTTAGTGGTATGCCTGATTATGAGCCTGATTATGATTTTAGGCTAGATGGAGAACAGTACGATAAATTAACAAAAGATATACCTATTGATTACCATGACTTTCTTGATAATGCAGTTAGCTTAAAACACGCAGAAGCATTAAGAGAACGCACGCTTTCATCAATGGAAAACGAAAGCAAGTTAGCGTCTTATGGGTGGGGTGGCGTTGGGTTGCGTGTCGCGGCATCAATTTTAGACCCAGCGGCGATAGGTGCTTCTGTTCTGACAGAAGGTTATCTTGCGCCTATGATATGGGGAAGCAAAGCCACAAGGCTTGCTAGGGCTGTAAGAGGCGCGGCTGGCGGTGCTGTAACAAACTCAGCGATAGAAGCGTACTTGGTGTCTCAAAACGCAGTTAAAGACCCATATGACATACTTTATGGGTTTGCTGGTGGTTTAATACTTGGTGGTGGAATTGGTTTTGCTCTTGGCAAGAGCAACGATGAACTATTCCATAAAGCACTTGTTAAGATGGACAAAGACACAAAAACAGCACAAGCTGCGGATGTAACTCAATCATTGCAAGATAGATTTGGAGGTGGTGGCGCGGCTGGTGATCAAACAGCTATACCTAGCATAGCGTTTAGTTCGGTCGATACAGGCGTTGGTGCAGCAGTTAATCCAATGTCAGCACCTATTCAAATTCCTGACTTGCGTGTTGACCTTGAGGATTTGCTAGAAGAAGTAGGTGATCCACCAGCGGCATCGTGGGGCAAGTTACGCTTTGATATGACAGGCGCATTAAAATCGTCACCATTTTCTTTGGTTCGCAAAATGGGCAATATCCTTGGGGAAGATTCCGTTGGTTTCAACCGTGGCGGCGAGGTCATGGAAAGCACAGCAGATTTGTTAAAGACAAATGGCATGAAATCAACACTAGCAAAATATTATCAAGTATATGATGGTGCTTATAAAGATTGGGCTAAATCAAATAGCATTGGATATTTTAAATCCACTTGGGGAAGTTCACGGTCACAGTTTGGTGAGTTGGTGGCAGACGCTATTGAAACTCCAAATGCTGTCCATGACCCAAATGTGGTTCGTGCGGCACAACGCCAAGCTGAATTATTTAGAGACACATTGCGTAAAGCAAAAGATTCTGGTGTCAAAGGATTTGATGATATTCCAGAAGATTTAACTTATTTTACTCATCTTTGGGATAGCTATAAGTTTAGAGTTCAAAACACAAAATCAGGTGTTGGGGCTGAAGTTGTAAATCGTTTGATTTCAACAGCACTTATGCGCGGCACACCAGATTTGTCAGAAGACTTAGCTATGAAGATGGCTGAAAAGTTTAATACTAAAATGGGCAAGGCTCATGCTGGTATGGAAAGTGGATTAGCTAGAGTTTTCACTACTTCTGATAAAGATACTTTGCGAGATATATTAGTAGAAGAAGAAATACTATCAATCGAAGATGCGGATGCTTTGATTGCTCTATTTGACAAGCCAAGAGAAGGTTTGCCATCAAGAGCAAAGCGCAGAATGAAGCTAGACATAAACGCAGAAATTGATCTGGCCGATGGAAGCATATTGCGTGTCAAAGACCTTATGAGCCGTGATGCGGAGCAAGTGTTTAGTTCTTACCAAAGTCAGATGCAAGGCAGAATTGCTTTGGCTGAAAAAGGCATTAAGTCTGACGCAGACTACAACAAGATGATTGACCGCATTCGCGCACAAGCTGCTGCCGAAGGCGATCTGGATGCGCCGAAAAAACTGGAATCAGATATAGAGAATATGGATGTTCTTTATAATCTTATCCTTGGTAGATCATCACCATTGGTAGCAAAACCCGATGGAACAGCAGCTAGGTTAGCTAGGCTTGCTGGCGATTATAACTTTATACGTTTAATGAACCAAGTTGGGTTTGCTCAAATAGGTGAATTAGGGAATGCGCTATCAATTGGTGGGTTCCGTGGTTTATTGCAAACAATGCCAGAAATGCGATCTATGTTAAAACGTGGCATAAATGGCGAAATTGAAGATTCAGTTGCAAGAGACCTTGAGGCATTTGCTGGGATTGGCTCTGACAGAATGATCCATCAAGCAATGAATAGGTACGATGCTCAAGACTTATTTATAGCAAACAGAGGTGATTTTATTGATAAAGCTTCTTTTGCAATACAGCCCGCAAAAAGAATTGTGTCAGATATTTCTGGTATGGCTCCCATTACCCTGGCATTAGAACGCGCTGCTGGGCGTATGGCTGTGCAAACAATAACTGATATGGCGTTTTCAGCTAAAAAAATGTCAGCAAAAAGATTAGCTGGGCTTGGTTTAAATGAACAAATGGTGGAGCGTGTTCTTAATCAAATAGTAGACAATGCTGTTACAAATCCATCTACATTGTTTAGAAACAGAAAAGTAAAGGCTATCAATCTTGACAGTTGGGATGACATACAAGCAAGGGATGCTTTTGTTGTTGCAGTATCAAGATGGACAAGGCAAGCCGTACAACAAAATGATGTTGGCAATTTAAACAAATACATGACCACTACAATGGGTAAGATGGTTACTCAATTCCGTACATTTATGCTTGTTTCTTGGTCAAAGCAATTCTTGCACAACATTACTGCGCGTGACTTTAGGGCTTGGTCTGCGATGACAGGATCGGTGTTTTTTGCGGGAACGTCTTACATAGGCCAGACTTCACTAAATGCACAATTTAGAGAAGATAAAGATGAGTTTCTTGAGGAGCGTTTAAGCGCAACAGAAATAGGAAAAGCAGCTTTCCAGCGTAGTTCTTGGGCATCTTTATTCCCAGCGATGATAGATACTGGTGCTGCGTTTGTGACTGAAGACCCTGTATTTGCTTATGGCAGAACAACAGGATTGGCAACAAATGTATTTACAGGAATACCAGTTGTTGATCTTGGGCAAAAAGCATTTGATGTCGCCACTGGTGCAAGCAGAGCAATTATCAATCCAGATTACCAATGGTCAAGAGGGCAGCAGCGTGCCTTAAATTCATTAGGCCCATTTCAAAATGCGATCATAATAAGGAATGTTAATAACAAATTAGTAGAAATGATGCCTAAGTACGATACTTATGACTGACTTTTTAGGCACTTTCTAAAAAGGCAATATTCTGGTACATTAAGCAAGTGTTTGGAGACATGAGATGACAGTTAGCAGCACCACCACAAAGAACAGTTATAGCGGTAATGGCAGCTTAACTGTATTTGCTTATGGTTTTAAAATCTTTGATGAAGATGACATTGAAGTTATTTTGCGTAATGACACCACTGGAACAGAAACAGTGCAAACCATTACGACTAACTACAGCGTTTCTAATGTAGGCAATGCTAGTGGTGGAAATGTTACTTTTGTAACTGCCCCTGCATCTGGCATAACTATTGTGCTTCGCCGCGCATCTCCGCTAACGCAAACAACGGATTACACTCCAAACGATCCGTTCCCTGCTGAAAGCCATGAAGATGCTCTTGATAAGCTGACGTTTATTTCTCAGCAGCTTCAAGAAGAAGTTGACCGTTCAATTAAACTGTCTCGCACAAATACTATGACTTCAACAGAATTTACTGTTGGTGCGGCGGATCGTGCTAATAAAATTCTAGCATTTGATGGCGACGGTGAAATTAATGTTGCTCAAGAGTTAGGTGTTTTCAAAGGGAATTGGTCATCAGGAACAGCATTTGTTGCGCGTGATATTGTTAAAGACACAAGCACAAACAATATTTTTATTGCTAACACAGCGCACACATCTTCTGGCTCTGAGCCTCTTACAACAAACACTGATAGCGCAAAATGGGATTTGATTGTTGATGCTGCATCTGCAACAACATCTGCGACAAACGCATCAAATAGTGCAACGGCTGCGGCTACAGATGCAGATGACGCAAATAAAATAGTAAATAATAATTTTGAAGTTCAGTACACTTTGAGCAATGGAAACACAGGATTTTCTGCTCTGCATTATTACAATGCTACTCTTATTCAAACTCAAAACGCAGTGACACAAGCTGGACTTGCTACAACAGCAAAAACAGACGCACAAGCTGCAAAAACAGACGCAGAAGCTGCACAAACAGCAGCCGAAGCTGCGCTAGATTTGTTTGACGATGCAATGCTTGGAGCCAAGGCATCAGACCCATCTCTTGATAATGATGGTCAAGCTCTCGCTGACGGTGCTTTATATTTTGACACCACTAATGATGTGATGAAGGTTTACAACTTAGCCACAACAAGTTGGCTACAGTTAACACCTACGGTTTCTAATCAAACAAATATTAACACTGTTGCTGGAATTGAAAGTGACGTAACAACTGTCGCTGGAATTGACAGTGACATAACAACTGTAGCTGGAATTAACACAACGCATTTAAGCAATGTTTCTGGCGTTGCTACAGAGGTAGGATTGCTTGGTACGGCTGACGCTGTTGCCGATATGAATACTTTAGGTACTGCCGCAATTGTCACGGATATGGATACACTTGCTGACCGCGCTACTGACATTGCGACACTGGCTGATATTGAAGATGGAACAACAGCAACTAACGCTATTCAAACCGTTGCTGCAAATGTTTCCGGCGTTACATCTTTTGCAGAAGTGTATCGCAGCGGTGCAACAGACCCAACAACCGGCCTAGATGAAGGCGATTTGTTCTTCAATACAACGTCTGACACTTTGAAGGTTTATAATGGAACTACTTGGGAAGCTGGGGTAACTGCTGGTTCTGGCTTTTTGCCTTTGTCTGGTGGGCAGCTAACAGGCAACCTTACATTCTCTGGGTCTGAGACTGTTGATGGGCGTGATGTTTCGGCTGACGGAACTAAACTTGATGGCATTGAGGCTGGTGCAACGGCTGACCAAACAGGCGCAGAAATCAAATCAGCTTATGAAGGTGAGGCAGATACTAACGCCTTTACTGATGCTGAAAAGACAAAGCTAACTGGCATTGAAACTAGTGCAGATGTAACAGATACTACAAATGTAACTGCCGCTGGTGCTTTGATGGACAGTGAGGTTACTAACCTTGCACAAGTTAAAGCCTTTGACAGTGCAGATTATGCTACAGCGGCACAGGGAACACTAGCTGACAATGCCTTGCCTAAGTCTGGCGGGACTATGACAGGCACATTAACGCTTGGTAACAATACTATCAATGACGTTGAAGATATTTATCTTAGAGATAAGTTATATCACGATGCTGACACTGATACTTATTTAGGCTTTGGTACAAACCAAATTAATTTAGTCACAGGTGGTTCTACTGGTCTAATTCTTTATCAAAATTATCTTCAAGCCTATGAAAACGTAGTTGGTTCTGTTCACTTAGATACAAACCAAGGCACAGGAACACACTATCCAGACTTTCAAAACTACAACAGTTTTGTGTGGACGCTTACTGGGAATATAACACTTGGTAATCCATCAACAGAGATAGCTGGTATGTCAGGTGTGTTTATCTTTACGCATAGCGGGGCTGGCAGAACAGTATCTCCACAAAACCAGTATGAAACTATTGATGGTGGTGCGCTTACT